TTGTTATAAAGGAAACCCTGTTCATGCTTGTATCGCCCGGTGCAAAGAATTGCCAATTGTTATCGTTTGTAAATCTCCCTGCGGTACGGTTTTTTAAAATTAGTTGTATAGATGATGCTGCAACACTTACAACGCCAACAAATTGCCGCAATTCTTCAAACCATTCTTCGTTAATAGCAAATGAGTTAACGTAGCCATTAAAGAATTGGTACAAGCCACCTTGCCCGCCAGTTGTAATTAATGCGCCATCGGTGTTAAAAAACCCTTTCCATGCTTCTATTTGCGAGCCTTTAATTTGGTTTCCTAATACCCAGCCAAGCATAGCGGTGTCAATGCCGACAAGCGTAAACGTAGTTTCATTTGCGGTACTTTTAATATCGCGCTGTGTGTCGCCTACCTTCATAAGTAAGCCCACAGCGTCAAAAGGCTGGCTGTCTACCGCAGTTACTGTTATAGCTTGCGGTGTCGTGGCAAACCTATAAACCGCGTCAGGTGTAGTCACGCGTACAAAGTCAGCGTAACGTATGTTGTTAGTGGCAACTACCTCAGGAATTACATTCATACGACACTCTCAAATGCTTTAAATGTTCCAGACCATTGTATAAAAGAATCGTTAGTCATCGGAACTAATGTGTATGTAGGGTAATCCCGCAAAACAACTTGAAAAGTTACACCCGTGTATGTTGAACCACCCATACTTACCGTTGTTCCAAACTCGCCAATAACGGCGTTTATAGGGCTTGTGACAGTTGTAAGTAAATTGCGGTGTACTGGTATGGTTACGGTTGACCCACTGCCACGCGTGACGTCTGCGGTGGCTATATACGAATACAAACCTACTTGGCAAAAGTCACCTACGCGCACAACGTAAAGACTTGAACTAATGGCTGGCAAATTACCGAGTACTAGGTTTTTATTAGCCGAGCTAGTTTGCCACCGGCATGATGCGATTTGTCCTGCGCTTAACTGACCTTGATACTGTATGTAATTAACCCAGCCCGTAGAACCAAAATTAAGGTATTGGGGCAAGGCTTTGTCAGGTATACGCAGTGAATTTAATAGACCTCGGCTTTTACTATAAAGCAAATAATTCATCGGCTTCATTTCAAACGCGAATGGCACAACGGTAACAATCTCGCTTGTGCTTATTCTTTGATTTCTGCTTACAACTTGCCCAACAAATCGTTGGTCATTAATACCAACCGATTCGCTGTTAGCTAAGATTAAATTTAAACTCATTGTTATCTACCTGCTGGAATACTGCGGTTAGCCGATTGATTCATACTCCAAATCGTCATCTTGTTTTTTGCTAAAAACTGTATACCGCTCTGCGTATCAATCGCTTGCATATTTTGAATGACTGGGCCATTGTAAGTTACGCCACCGCCACCCATTGAATCATTTAGATTATTGTTTGGAATAATAGCACCTGACCTGCCGGGTATAAATAACTCTGGGCCATTCTCACCCACAATGCTTGGCCCGGTAATTGTGCCACCACTAGCAAAGGTAGAATGAGAACCCACATCGCCACCCGGCACGCCACCCGACGGTGTTGCGCCTGCGCTAAATGCGCCGATGGCAAACTTAATACCCATTTCTAGTAGTTTGTTAGCCTGCATCTTAAGCTGAATTTTTATTAGGTCTTTAATTACGCTTTCTGCAAATTCGCTAAATGACAACTTGCCGTTGTCTACAAAGTTATCAATTGCCGTGTTCATGTTGCTGACTAGACTCCCAAACATATCAGCCGCCATTGCTCCGTAGTTTTGTGCATCTTCGCTAAATTGTGCGAACGCTTTGTTCCACCCAAAACTAAAAGTCATTTGTGACGCAATGGTAGCTTCTTCCATTTGGCGTGTAATCACTTCGTACATACTACCTAATCGTTCAACCTCTAATGCTTGCCTGTCGTACTCTGCTAAGGTTTTAGAGTCTGCGCCCTGTCCTGCTGCCTTCTCGCGCTTGTCTGATATTTCCTGTAGCTTCGCACTTGTTGCGTCTAAGACTGCGTTAACGGCTTCCTGTACGCGTTTTTCATTGTTTGCGAGTCCTGCCATATCCGCTTTGATTTGCAACATTCCAATAGCATGTTGACGTTCACGGTCAAATTCTGCCGAGACTAATGACGCTTCTTTAAGCATGTTTGCGGTTTTGTCGACCTGGTTTGGGTCTACCATGCGTGGCGCTTGCGGTTTTATAATAGATAAACCTATGCCTGCATCATCGCTAGTTTGGTTTTGTATTGCTTCTAATTCATCTGAGTAACGCCACGCATTAGCAATTTTTTCTTTTTGAAATTGATCAAAATCTTTTTCATTTTGTTTAAGTTTAAGTAAAACGCTTGATTGTTTAGCTAAGGCTGATTCTTGCGCTTGATCAGTAATAGCCATAGAGTATTCAACGTTAGCCATAACGTAACTAATAACGTCACCCGCGTGTTGTAACACTTGTATAAAGCCACGCACAATGTTTATGACATTACCTATGACATCAGCAGTAAATGCAAAACCATACGCAACATTGTCCAACCATCGTGGCAAGTCTGTGCGTATAATTTCTTGTATGCCGACCCTAAATTGATCAGATTCTATCCAAGAATTAAACAATGCTTGGGTAATGCTATTAAGCAATGGCAACGTGGCTGTAGCTATTTCATTACCTAAACCCGTGAAAATCGAACCCAACTGAGTAAGACTATCATTAAATTGCTCGGCCGATTTGGTTGTATCACCGCCAATTACTAAACCTAATTTTTCCGCCTCAGCACGTAACTTTTCTACACCATCACGCCCACCGTTTAGCAGTGGTATTAATTGTGCGCCTGAACGACCAAACAAGCTCATGGCAATAGCAGTTTTATTCGCACCGTCTGCCATACCTGCAAATCTTTCTGAGATTTGTAGCATCGCTTCGTCTGTGCTTTCTAAATTCTTGTAATCAATATTGAGTGCGTTAAAGCCTTTTAGCGCTTCGCCAGTGTTCATTGCAGCGTCGCTCATGCCCTTGGATAGCTTGGCCATGCTAAGTACAAGGGTGTCTTGGCTAACGCCGGCTAGGTCTGCTGCATAAGCTAAAGCTGAAAGACTTTCCGTTGTGACGCCAGCCATCTGTGCTTGCTTGGCTAACTTGTCCATGTTGTCAATAGACTTTTTGGTCATGTAAGCCATAGCCGTGCCAGCAGCTAAGATAGCAACGCCTACAACTTTGGCTGCATCTTTAACCTTTTCTAGCCCAGCCATTGCGCCCTTTAACCCTGACTGAAATTCAGCAGTGTTAAGACCAAGCGCTACACCAAGCCTTGCAATATTTGCCATTACATACCCTTCGTTAAAATTGCAGGTGCGCCCGGACTCATAAGCGCAAAAGCTAAAAGACTTTGATTAACTTGTGTTTTCTTGTCTTGTTCGCTTAATGGCGGGTAAATGTAGTCGTAAGTGTTGGGTATGATGTCGCGCAACTTATAACCAGTCTTGCCTTTAGGTAACATCTTATTAAACTGTCCTGCGGTTAAGTTGCCCAAAACCTCCAGCAATCCAATATTACCAATCAGCCCTGCGTGGTACATCACAACTATATCTGAAAATGTTTCCTCATCTACTACCGAAGGGTCAGCACCGTGAGCGATCATAAACGCTTTCACTTGCCTTCGCACTGACCCGATTACTTTCCCTTAGTAACATTATAAGACGGGCTAATGGTTTCGCTAATTAACTTTACTAATTCTAATTGAATGGCATAGGGGAAAAGCTCGTCAATCATTTCGTAAGTAATAGTACTCATATCAAAATTATCTTCCTCTGGCACTAAGTATTGCAACATCAGTGTAATGCGCTCTTGAACGATTGCCTTATCTTTACAAAACTTTTTAATTGAATTGCCATCATAAATAATGTCATCTTCAGTAATAACAACCTTGTCCGTTTCTTCTGTTAAATCTTTGCTCATTTCTTCAAAGAATTTTTTAATTAACAATTCATTCGGTGTTTTTAAACGCTCATTCATCAAATCAGATTCAACAGTCAAAGGCACGCGAACTTTAAACGTGTGGCCAGCAAATTCAAATGACCTGATGCGTAATTCGTCTTTGTTAATATTAAATGCTTTTGAAAAACTGTTCATTTTAATAACCTCTTGGCTTGTTTTGCTTTGTATTTTTCGAGAGCTACACCAAGTGACTTACCTAGTGTGCCAGTAACTTGTGCTGCTGAACTTTCCAATGCGGGTCGCATAAAAGGTTTGGGTGCTCTTTGACCTGTTCCAAATTCTAAAACCATTGCTCTTGCATCACTTTTAATTCCAATTTGTTTAAATTTACTGTTACCACTTTTAAGATTCTTAAACGCCTTTTTTGCTAAAACTTTACCACTTGCAGTAGTTACTGCTCCTATCACAACATCGCCCGGAAATATATATTTAGAACGAAAATCTTTTTTCCCCGGCTTTCTTGCTTCAACCTGTAGGCTTGCAGCTAATGCGCCCGTGTCTTTTGATACTAAGGAACGCGCTTTTTCTAACACGGTTTTCATTGATAAACGTACCGCGCTACGCATGATGTTACTTGCGTCTTTTTCACCAAAATCATTACTTATTTGTTTAAATAATTCGGTTGTTTCAGCCCAACCTTCAAATTCAACTTTAACAACCGTTGCCATTACCATCACCTTTGATTAACCGATGGTAAATACTGTTATTGAGCTTCATAACGTAATCTGTCACCTCATCGGGTGACATGTGATAGGCGTGACGCGATGCAATTTCATGTGCGAGCATGATGCCCGTTATTCGTTGCTGAGTGAACCCAAACCAATTCTTTGTGCCGGAATTGGCTTGGGATAAAAGGTAGTCTAAAAGTTGATTATTATTTTGTATTGTTGTGGTCATATTTAATCTTCTTTTTTAACTTTCGGTTTAGGAGCAGGGTTAAATTTTGCTAAGTATTGTAAACAAGTTTCGTCAACGCTTCCTAACTCTACGGTTTTTAAAGCAGCCTGGACTTCGTTAGCGTCAACAATTAAAGTCTGAGCTACCGAGTCCAAAGACCTGTTCGTAGTTGCGAGAGTTTTAACTGCATCGGTTAACTTCATGCTGTGTTGCTCCAACCGTACTGGTTACCGCGAGGGTGAACGGTAAAAATGACTTTAGCTTCTGCGCCCGGCTGTGCATCAATTTGCCATTGCGAAACACGGCCATTAAAAGCGTAATAAATGGTGTTTGTGCCATCGGTTGCGCTAATGATAAAGGTGCGGTCAATAGTGCCGTTGTATGAATCGCCACGTAAGATTAACAATTGTGCATCGCTAGGATTCCAAGCCGCAGTAATGGTTAAACTTGTAGGTGCTGATTGCGTTGGTATTTTGTCCGATTGACGGCTACCCGCAATACTGAAGTTAGCCATTGCATCGTCTTGACCAAATGCAGGAACGGCTTCTACGTTGATTAAGTTTGCAGGAATTGCTAACGCTGCCACTGTTGCGACTGTTGAAAGTGCAGCAGTTGTTAAAGGTGTTGGAGTAGCTGTAGGTTGCGCGTACAAACTTGCGCTAAAGCCAGGTAAAATTTTATTTGGAAGTGCCATGATAAATTCCTCTATTTAACAGTAAATTTTAAATATTGTCTTATGTCGGAATATCAAGTGTGCAATCTAGAATGACTTGCTGTAACCCGATTTCATTATCATATGTATTGTAAAGCCAATCTACGTCAGCCTTGGCTATGTAAAAACCCGAAGCCCCACCGAATTGACCGCTATAACCA